TGGATGTTGAACAAGCAGATGCCGCAATTGCTGCCTTACGTGATCCAAACCAACCACAGCGCCGCAAAAACACTTCTGATGTTACTGAGCTTTCAACACTTCTACTTAAAACTCGCATCAAAAATGAAATGGAACGGGGCAAGCTGCTTGAAGCACGTGCCAAAGCAGAAATTGGCGAACTGGTTTCAGTAGAAGATGTCAAAGTGTCTGCTTTTAACAAGGCCAGAATCGTTCGTGATAGTTTGATGAATATCCCTGACCGATTAGCCTCATTGCTTGCTTCCATTGATGACGCTCACAAAATTCATGAGGTGTTGCTGCAAGAAATTCGAACCGCATTAGAGGAACTCAGCCGTGATACTTGAAGCTTATCAAACCAGTTTTAATGCAGGACTTCGACCTGATCCATTGCTTAAGGTTTCGGAGTGGGCGGATGGGTTTCGCATGTTATCGCAAACCGCGTCTTCTGAACCAGGCAGATGGCGAACTGAACGCACGCCTTATCTCAAAGAGATCATGGATGCACTATCGCCATCATCACCCGTTGAAAAAGTCATTTTTATGAAAGGCGCACAAATTGGTGGCACTGAAGCCGGCAATAATTGGATTGGCTACATCATTGATCAAGCGCCCGGTCCTATGTTGGTGGTTCAGCCCACCGTTGAAATGGGTAAGCGTTGGTCCAAAGGACGTTTAGCACCACTGATTGATGACACACCTACCTTGCGGGATAAAGTTAAGGACCCACGCTCTCGCGATTCAGGTAACACCGTCCAAAGCAAAGAATTTACCGGCGGCATCGTTGTGGTTACTGGCGCTAATAGCGCTGTGGGTTTGCGCTCTATGCCTGTGCGTTATTTATTCCTCGATGAAATTGATGCTTATCCGGGCGATGCTGACGGTGAAGGTGATCCCGTATCACTGGCTATTCAACGTACCGCCACCTTTGCCCGGCGTAAGATTTTGTTGGTATCAACGCCAACAATCCAAGGATTAAGCCGTATTGAACGGGAATTTGAAGCCTCCGATCAACGCTATTATTGGGTGCCATGCCCACATTGCAATACCTTTCAAATTCTAAAATGGCCTCAGGTTAAATGGGAGGATGATCCGCTCAATGCCTATTATGTCTGCATCTCTTGTGAAGAAAAAATTTACAATCATCAAAAAACCTGGATGTTAGCCAATGGTGAGTGGCGAGCTGCTCATGAGAGCAATGGTAAGATTGCGGGATTTCATCTCTCAAGCCTTTATAGTCCAGTGGGTTGGTTAAGCTGGGGGCAAGCTGCACAAAATTTCTTGCATGCCAAGGATAATGAACAACTGCTGAAAGTTTGGGTTAACACGACTTTGGGTGAAACTTGGGTCGATAAAGGGGAAGCGCCCGATTGGCAGCGCTTGTTTGAGCGTAAAGAGAACTATCCGATCGGCGTTGTACCCTTTGGTGGGTTAGTTCTCACAGCCGGTGTTGACGTACAAAAAGACCGCATTGAGGTTGAGATTGTTGCATGGGGTAAAAACAGAGAGAGTTGGTCGGTTGATTATCGCATCTTTGATGGCGATCCTGCTAAATCCAGCACTTGGCAGCATCTCTCTACTTTGATGAGCACTTTATTCCCAAGCGAAGATGGCCTAGACCGAGGGATTTCCATGATGGCGGTTGATGCCGGCTACGCTACGCAGGAAGTCTATGGCTGGATTCGAAGTCAACCCCCAGGGCGAGTCATGGCTGTAAAAGGTGTTGATAAAGCACTTGTGCCGCTTGGAGCACCAAGCCGTGTGGATATCACTGTTCTGGGTCAAAAGCTCAGACGTGGTGCTAAGCTTTGGCCCGTCGGTGTTTCGGTTTTAAAGTCAGAGCTTTACCACGCGCTTAAGCTTTCTCAAGGAGATGAAGGCTTTCCTCCGGGTTATTGCCATTTTCCAGCTTACGGACCTGAATATTTTAAGCAGCTGACATCCGAGCAGCTGGTCACCAAAATCCACAAAGGCTACCCAAAACGCGAATGGCAAAAGATTCGTGATCGTAACGAGGCCCTTGATTGCCGCATTTATGCAAGAAGCGCAAGTATCGCAATCGGCATCGACCGCTGGCAGCCTTCCAAATGGGATAGCTTGATGGGATACAAAAAATCATCGATTCCTGAATATAAGATTCAACATGAACAATCACCACTGTCTCAGAGCAAAGCCTCAAGACCAAGGGTGATAAGAAGTAAATTTATGGGATAATGTTATGTACACAGAAGATGATCTGGTCAAAATTGAGCAAGCCATCACCAAATTACAGATGGGTGAGCGCGTTGTATCTGTGGCTTATGGCGATCATATTGTTAAATATGCGGAAGTGGATTTAAAAGATCTCTTGAACTTACGTAGCCGCATTAAATCAGATTTAAAAAGCAGCACGTCCTTAAAGCGGCGCATTACCTTTGCCACACATAAGGGGATTTGCTGATGCTGCTTAAAACATTCGCACAATTATTCAAACGCCCTAAAAGCAAAGCCTCTGCTTGGGATGCAGCAGGTTCTGGCAAACGCTTAACCTATTGGCAACCGGAAAATAGCGCCATCAATAGTCTTCTTGGTAATCATTTAGAAACGCTGCGTAGCCGCGCGCGCGATATGGTGCGTAAAAATCCTTATGCTTCCAACATTATCGAAACGCTGGTGAGTAACACCATTGGCACCGGTATCAAACCGCAATCAAAAGCTAAAAATGCAGAATTTCGTAAAGCGGTACAGGCATTATGGCTGCGCTGGTCCGATGAGGCGGATAGCCATGGCGTTAATGATTTTTACGGTCTGCAAGCCTCTATTTGTCGCAGCATGATTGAAGGTGGCGAATGTTTTGTTCGCTTTAGAGTACGTCGCTCTGAAGATGGATTATCCGTTCCGCTGCAACTGCAAGCTCTTGAATCCGAACATCTTGATAACTCCGTGAATCGCATTTTAACCACAGGCAATATGGTTCGAAACGGTATTGAGTTTAATAAACTCGGGCAGCGTGAAGCCTATTATTTATTTCGCGAACATCCCGGTGAAAAGCTACTTGTCTCAAACGGTGAATCAGTCCGTATTCCAGCATCTGAAGTATTGCATATTTATAAACCACTGCGTCCCGGTCAAATTCGCGGTGAGCCTTGGCTGAGCCGTGTGCTACTGAAGCTTTATGAGCTGGATCAATATGACGATGCAGAGCTGGTGCGCAAGAAAACCGCTGCTATGTTTGCAGGGTTTATCACTCGCCTTGATCCTGAAGCCAACATGATGGGTGAAGGTGTTGCCAATGAACAAGGTATGGCCCTTGCCGGACTTGAGCCTGGTACCATGCAGTTACTGGAACCCGGCGAAGATGTTAAATTTTCTAATCCTTCCGATGTTGGGGCAAATTACGAAGCCTTTATGCGTCAGCAGCTCAGAGCCATTGCCGTTGGCATGGGCATTACCTATGAACAGTTGACGGGCGATTTAACCAACGTCAATTATTCCTCTATCCGTGCTGGCCTCATTGAATTTCGCAGACGCTGCGCCACCTTGCAACATCATGTGATGGTGTTTCAATTTTGCAGACCTGTTTGGAATCGCTGGATTGAACTGGCTTTACTTTCTGGCGCCTTACCTTCTCAAAATAAAGATACTTCTATCAAAGACGTCAAATGGATTCCTCAAGGTTTTGACTGGGTTGATCCACTTAAAGATCAGCAAGCACAACAAATGGCAGTACGTAATGGCTTTAAAAGCCGCAGCGAAGTGATCTCAGAACTTGGCTATGACGCGGAAGAAATCGACCAAGAAATTGCCGCAGATAACAACCGAGCTGATGAAGCCGGGTTTGTTTTAGATTCCGATCCAAGGCATACAACACCGCCTAAGAAACGAGGTTTTTAATGAATGACATTTACTTAAAATTTGCTATGAAACCGATGATGATTGAGCGTCGCAGCTTTGAGTGGTTGGCAGCTCACATGGCATCAAACAAGGCTTTTAAACTTGCAAAGCCTTCATTAGTAAAGGGTGCTAGCAATGGCATGGCCATTATTCCGATTCATGGCATTTTAACTAAACGTTCTGGGGTATTTGACGGCATGTTAGGTATGACTTCCTACGATGAAATACAACAACAGATCAGCGCTGCTTTATTGGATGATACCGTACAAACAATTTTGCTCGATATCGATAGTCCCGGCGGCGAAACCAGCGGCCTATTTGATTTAGCCGATTTTATCTTTAATGCTCGCAGTCAAAAACGTATTTGGGCCATGTGTAATGATGAAGCCTATTCTGCCGCTTACGGGATTGCATCCAGTGCTGAAAAAGTCTTTATCAATCGAACGTCTGGTGTAGGCAGCATTGGCGTGATTGCCAGTCATATTGACCAAAGTGCCTTTGATGAAAAACAAGGGGTGAAATACACCACCGTTTTTGCCGGTAACCGCAAAAATGATTTAAATCCCCACGAACCTATCACCTCTGAATCCATGCAAACACTGCAAAGTGAAGTCAGCAGGTTGTACGACATGTTTGTAGAGCTGGTGGCCCGTAACCGTAATCTGGATCAAAGCGCCATCCGCTCTACTGAGGCGGGGCTCTATTTTGGGATTGATGCTATCCATGCCGGTCTTGCGGACGAAATTCTCACCTTTCCTGAATGTATCCAAAAAGCTTTTGATCAATCTCATATGAGGACCTTTGCTATGACTGAAACAGTACCGACCATTAACCCTGATGAATTACTGACCCAAGGCAAAATCCAAGGGCGCAGTGAATATCACGCGGAAGCTTTAGAAATTTTCCGTTTATGTAAGCTCTCGAAGATGCCGGAAAAACTGGGTGATTTTATTGAGCAAAATATACCGGTTAACGAAGCGCGCGAGGAGCTTATGCAATTACTTGCTGATCGTACCGGTACTGAAATCTTGAGCACTGTGAGCCTTGAGCCAACCCCTCAAGAAAATCCAGTAATCCAAGCTGCTAAAGCTCGTAGTCACATGAAATTAACCGCATAAATGGAGGAAACCCTTATGACCGTTGCTATAGAACAAAACAATTTAGGAGATCTTCTCAAGTTTGAAGCTCCTAATCTTTATTCCCGTGAAGAGATAACCGTTGCTCAGGGCCAAAAACTAGCCCTTGGTGCCATTATCGGCCAAGACAGTGAAACAGATTTGATTAAAGCATTAAATCCTGCTGCCACAGACGGCATACAAAACGCCGTTGGTGCTTTGATTGCTGAGGTAGATGCCACAAGCGGTAACGCCAAAGCCGTGATTGTGACACGCGATGCTATTCTTGCCGATCACGCTGTTATCTGGCCATCTTCCATCACGCTTGAACAAAAAACCGCTGCAATCAAACAGCTTGAGGCACGCGGCGTTATTATTCGTAAGGGGGTATAATTTATGCAAAATCCATTCTCACATCCGGCATTTAACATGGCAGCTTTAACAGCTTCTATTAATTTATTGCCAAACACTTATGGTCGGACAGAATCGTTAGGTTTATTTCCGTCAAAATCAGTACGTTTCAGGCATATTGCTATTGAAGAGCGCAACGGCGTCTTAAGTTTGCTTCCAACCGCAAGCCCAGGTGCGCCCGGTACTGTTGGTAAACGCGACAAACGCAAAGTCAGAACCTTTAGCATTCCACATATCCCCCATGATGATGTGGTACTGCCTGAAGAAGTACAAGGTATCCGTGCTTTTGGTACGGAAAATGAGTTGCAAGCGATTGCCAGTGTTATTACCGATCACCTGCAATCCATGCGTAACAAACATGCCATTACCTTAGAACACCTTCGAATGGGCGCTTTGAAAGGCATCATTTTAGATGCTGATGGAACAGAGCTCGTCAACCTTTATAACGAATTTGAAATCACGCCAAAAGTCGTTAGCTTTGCTTTAGGGACAGCTGGCACGGATGTAAAGCGCAAATGCATTGAAGTTTTGCGCCACATTGAAGATAATTTGCGCGGTGAATTCATGACAGGCGTTCATGCACTGGTTAGCCCTGAATTTTTTGATGCCTTAACCTCACATGCCAAAGTCAAAGAAGCCTATGACAGGTGGCAGGAAGGTGCAGCGCTACGCAACGATATGCGCTCAGGCTTTACCTTTGGTGGGATTACTTTTGAAGAATACCGTGGCCAAGCAACCGATCCTGATGGCAACGTCAGACGCTTTATTGCCCAAGATACAGCGCATTGTTTCCCACTAGGTACCGCTGAAACGTTTTCAACTTATTTTGCACCGGCTGATTTTAACGAAACCGTCAACACCTTAGGGCAACCGCTTTATGCGAAGCAAGAGCCAAGACGCTTTGATCGCGGCACGGATTTGCATACTCAGTCTAATCCATTACCAATGTGTCATCGCCCGGGAGTACTGGTGAAGCTTACGGTATAAGCCATGAGTTTAACCAAAATGTTTGAAGATTGTTTTGCGCATTTAGGGAAAGAGGCACTATACCAGAGCTCTGGGTCTGCCCCTTTTCCTATTCGTGTTTTAATCAAACAACCCGATACGGCTTATGAAATGGGTGATGGGCAAGTCATTGGCCATATGGCGATATTTGAAGTGCGTACTCATGAATTGGCGTTTCCAAAAGTGGGTGATCAGCTCATTATTGCTGGCAATCGCTATAAAATCTTTGCTGAACCTCTGCGGGATGCCTCCAATACCATTTGGGAAATAACAGCTATTGTAATGGAAGGTTAGTATGTCCACTTTTACCTTGGATGTTGCAACGTACGGTGATATTGACCAGATCATTGCTTCAATGCATGGAACTGAAAGCCAAGTACAACTGGCAGCCATGCGCGCCCTCAATAAAACTGCTATCTGGCTTAAATCCCAAAGCGTGAAAGAAATCAGCGCACAGAAAAAACTTCAACAAAAAATCATACGTGAACGACTGAAACTTGTTAAAGCGAGCAAAAGCTCTTTAAAAGCATTGGTGGTCGCCAGTCTTTACGGTATTAAAGCCTCGCTTTTAGGTTCCATGCGCCAAACGGCTATAGGTGCCAAAGCAGGTAAAATGGAATTCAAGGGCGCTTTTGTGGCAACAATGCCTACAGGACACCGAGGTATTTTTAAACGTAAACGGGCCTCTAGGCTTCCTATTCGAGAAGTTGTACTACCGCTTGAACCTGTTGCCTCTAATATTATCAAAGGCTTTGTGGATTCAGGTGCGGCAGATAAATTTATTCAATATTTTCGCCATGAACTGGGCTTTATTTTAAAGGGGAGCCTATGAATTTTTGGGAAGAATTATATGCTGCCATTACTACCATTTTAAAACGCGAGATACCGGAAATTCAAACTTGTGAATCTTATCCGGTGATTAAAACGGCATTATTAGCACCAGCTGTTTTGGTGGAACTGGCAAGCTTTGAACCAGGCAATGATCCAGGCACCGGTGAAATTGCCTTGCGCGCTCGCTTTGAAGCAAGAGTTATTGTGGATAGTACCATCCCAAATGCTGCCTTTGCTGTAAGGGCTTTGGTGAGTGAAGTTGCAAGGGTCATCCATCAAAATTCATGGGGCATGAATGTATCACCTGCTGAATTTTTAGGCGCGAGTCCCGATGGGTTTAAGCCTGACCTTGACGCCTACATGGTGTGGATCGTTGAATGGGCGCATGAACTTCACCGCGGGGATTCAGTTTGGACACCAAGCGGCATTCAGCCACACACCATTTATGTAGGCGTTGCTCCTGAAATCGGCGCTGCCCATGAACCAAAGTATGTAGAGGTGCAAAGCCCTTCTGCAAAACCGACTTATAATAGGGAATTTGAAGGAGGAGAAGCGCGCAGAACCGCAGTGTACAAACAAGTACATGAGGATTCGAGCACTGATACGACGTACAAATTACCATTAGAAGGCGAGTTAGGTGGGAGGGCGTATGGAGAGCTTTAGTTTTTCTGAATTGGATAGAAAACTCGCCAATCTAATTCGGCTTGGTACGGTGAAGGAAGCTGATTATAAAAAAGCCCGTGTGCGTATTCAGATTGGAAAAATCCTAACTGATTGGCTACCTTGGGTGACTTCTCGTGCTGGGCAAGATCGCAATTGGTCAGCGCCCAGCGTGGGTGAACAGGTTGTTTTATTATCACCGTCAGGTGAAATGGCTCAAGGCGTTGTGATCCCGGCTATTTATCAAAACAAACATCCCGCACCAAGCGATAAAGAAACGGATGCCACTTTGGTTTTTCAAGATGGCAGCAAAGTTTTGTATGACAAAGAAAAACATCATTTGACTGTCTCAGTTGTGACAGATGGAACCTTAACGCTGAAAATAGGTGAATCAAGCCTTGAGATGAGTAAAGACAGCATCAAACTCAAAGCAAAACGAATTGATTTGAATGAATAATATGCCAGGAATCGTAAGACTCAATGATAAATGCACCGGCCACAGCTGTTATCCGCCCAGACCTTGCATTACCGCAAGTGATGATGTGTTTGTTGAGGGTAAAGCTGTCCACCGCGAGCAAGATAAGTGGGCCATGCATGCGTGCCCCAATACGCCGCCTCATGATGGTGTACTCGCTAAAGGTTCAAGCACGGTCTATGCCAATGGTAAAGCGATTGCTCGTATTGGTGATCCCATTTCTTGCGGCTCCAAAACACGTGATGGCAGCCAAACTGTTTTTGCGGGGTAAATCATGCGTGGAATGAATGCCAGGAGCGGCAAAGAATTAACAGGCCTTGAGCATCTCAAGCAGTCCATTGTGGATATTTTGACCACACCGATAGGGAGCCGCGTGATGCGGAGAGATTACGGCTCTAGACTATTTGAACTTGTTGATCGGCCAACATCGCCAGGTTTTGCAGTTGAACTTTATGCGGCTACTGCTGAGGCGCTGCAAAAATGGGAAAATCGATTTAAATTGGAGCGCGTACAAGTTGAGTCCATTAAGGAAGGTCATATTACGTTGATTTTAGAGGGGATTTATCTGCCAGATGGCAAGCCCATAACCTTAGATGGGATTGTCGTATCATGATGCAAGATTTAACGCGTTTACAAAATCCCAATGTTATTGAATCGCTTGATTATGAGACGATTTTCACGCACATGAAAGCGGAATTACTGCGCCTCGACCCCAGTTTTTCAGCGCTGCTTGAAAGCGATCCGGCCATGAAGATTTTAGAAATTGCCGCTTGGCGCGAATTGCTTTTACGTCAAAGAGTCAATGATGCGGCACGCGCTAATTTACTCGCCTTTGCTAATAGTGCAGATTTAGAACATTTGGCGGCATTTTATGATGTGCAGCGCAAATCAGAAGAAGATGATGAAGCTTTTCGTAAGCGCGTGCAGGCTAAAATTGTAGGCTGGTCTACTGCAGGTAGCAGAGAGCATTATCGTTACCATGCCCTATCAGCAGATACGCGTATTAAAGATGCGCGCGCTGAATCCCCTATGCCTGGCTTTGTGAAATTATCTATTTTATCAAAAGAAGGTGATGGTATGCCGAGCCAAGAATTATTAGATAAGGCTCGATCAGTCATTTTGCGTGATGATGTGCG